GCCGAGCGCTGGACCTAAAACAGACCATCCCTTAGAGAGAGCTTCTCCAACAGGCGTCAAGATTTTTGCCGCGGCGTCTCCAGCGCCGCTCAAAGCAGATGGGTTGGGATTAGACAGGCTATCGACCATGTCGCTGATTAAATTTCCCATCGACTCCATCGCCCACGCAATGCCCTTCGCGAATATGAGTTTTATCGCGTCGAAGAACTTGTCGAAACCGCTCAATAGTCCTTCGGCGTCAGAGCCTTCCCCCTTGAAGAAATTAAAGAATTCATCCTTCAGGTGTTGCATCAGATCCGCGAAAGACGCCTTACCCGTCTTTAAATCATCCATGAACTTACCGATGTGTCCAAGAATCTTATCAAGTAAACCTGAGAATTTCTTGGGATCGAACAAACCAGTCAACGCCTCGATCATCTTTTTTACGCCGGGGAATTTATCGTATATCATTTGAGACATTTTTGTGCCGGCGATTGTAAATTGATCTGTCGATCCCCTGATGTTTTGAAATAATTTTTGAACGCCAGGTAACGTCTTAAAGCCTCTTTCGAGACCTGTCGTAAACGCGTCCCAGAAGCTCTTCGGTCTGTCGCCACCGCCCTTAAAGACGCGCTCCATTGCGTCAGCTAATTTAACCATCGCTTGCGCGTCTGACATGACTGTCTTCTCGACCTTGTCGCCGACTTTCCTCATTTCGTCAAGGCTAACACTCATGTTACTGGTAGACAATTCGGCATTTATGGCCGAGTCATCCCAACCTGTCGCTGACTTTAATAGTTTTCTCTGACGAAAGTCTAACTTGTCGGCGGCAACGCCTTGTGCCAACATGGCTTTTCTAATAATCTCTGATTGCGCAGCAGGATCTTGCGCCTCCATTATTTCATTTAAGTCGATATTGGTACCAAAAACGTTGTTCAATTGAGACACGTTTTCTGCGGCATCTTCGAATAAGGCGAATTGATCCAGAGTACCCGCAATATTTTCTAGGTTCATACCCAACTTCGCAGCATAGGTTACAGCTACACCGAGTTGTTTCTCAGACATATGACCGAACTGTGCCATATTAGCGGCGGCCTTAGCCATCTCTTTAGATATAAGTTTTGCGTCGAGACCGAAGGCCTTACCCATGGCAAGAGATTGCTTCGTTATGTTATTCAAAACGCTGGTCATCGTCTTCCCATCACGTTTCGCCATAGAGGCTAACGAACCCATCTCTTCGTTAGATACGCCTAAGCCCTTCTGGTACGCCGGAATTACGCCATTACTTCTGACGATTTCATCGGTAAAAGATCTCACAGCAGCGCCGCCCTGGAGGAACAAGTCCTTCAACATGTTTATTCGATCGGCAACATTACCGAATATTTTCATAGCGCCGACGCCACCGACGTTCAAACTTCCCATTGACTTAGACAAACCCATGATCGCGGTGTTCGTCGGGCCTGTCAGCGCGCCGAATTCTTTACGCAGACCATTTATGGCTTCGGCCAATTCTGAAACGCCACCGCCGCCAGAATTGGCCATTTCTATAAGTCCACCTAGAATCTTAAAGGGCAGAGCTATAATGGCTTTTCCTAGTTCAAAGACGGTACTAATTACGGAAGAAAAAAATCCTGTTATGCTCGAAGCGGCGCCTACGAGATTGGAGAATGCTTGTTGTAAACCGCTCAAGGCACCCAATGCGGCGCCGGTCGCGACGGGAAAATTATCTTCCAAATAATCGCCGACGTCCTTAAGTTTATCTTTTAAACCTTTGGCGCCCTTGCCCGTTTTGGCCATCGTCTGTTTTAGTTTTTCCCAGTCACTAAGCGTATTTTCGGCAGCTTGACCAACACCTTCGGTAGCCTCGGTAAGGGCGTCAAGTTGTCCAGCAGATCCTAAAGCCCCCGCTGAAATAGCAGCAAAAGTCTCTGATGATGTTGTGTTCAGTTGCGTTAAGGAGGCTGCAACTTGCTTTAATGTTTCGTTAATTTGAACAAGCTGCGTGGTGAGCTCTCCGCCGCCCGCCGCCTTCATATTTTCAGCCATTTTAGCAGTAGAAGCAGCCTGAGACTCAAACGAGTTGGCTATCTTGTCAGCAGACGTTTTCATCTGCTCCATCATCTTGAACATCTGCTCGGCGATCTTTAATTGATCTGCCGTCGGTCCCGATCCGCCTCCTCTACTGTTGGCCATTGTTTAATTACTCACGTAAAAATTCACAACGGCCACGGCACGCCGAGAACTCTTTCGAACTCGGAAGCCGACATGTGTTTGATTCCAAGTTTTTGAACGACAGAGTCGACCGAGGCGCCAGGTCGACTTAACTCGTCTTGAAATCTCTTCGACGCAGCTAACGCGTTGCCGACTGCTTCGATCTCGTCTCGAGAACCTCGAAGTTTGGTATTAACATATTTACCAACCAACCACGCGCCAAGCGTCGCAAAAAAAACTTTACCCAAAAGATTAATCTTCAACTCATTTAACGGCTGTTTTTCCACGGGAACCTCACACTGCTATTAAATAGCACAAAGTATAAAAAAATGCCCTTTTAAGTGAAGCGACGGAGACGACTTGGCGTTTGAGCCCGAGCATTCCCTTGTAAAGCTCTAACATCAGGCGAATTTTGGTGTAAAGCCCTGGATTGAGAACTACCCCCTTCGGAAGAAGTCCTGGAAATTTCTCTTCCTATTCGTTCAACGAACCACTTCTTATAAGAAACAGGAAGATGATAGATCTCTCGCCACAAGAACCCGCCATAATACATGAGTAAAAAGGCGGGTTCCAGGATGAGCGCTTCTTTATCTTCCGGACTGAGGCCAAAGAAAGTTCACACCGAGCGGCATCGCTACCTCCTCGGAGTGGCCGCACGCCGAACAAGAAGTTTCTTGCTTCATAACAACGCCTGGTTCGTTATCTTTGATGTAGTTACGAAGCGCCAGAGAGTCACGAGCAGGCATATGCTTAATAAAATTCGTGATCTTTGCCCTGTCTTCAATACCATCGATAGCGACAATGGCATGCATCAAGTTAGTCGTAACGTTAGACTCGGTCGACAATCCAAGCTTCTTCTGCCTTTCTGAAGTCGCCATAATTTCTTCTTCGTCTCTTCCCGTCAAGAAACGAAACTTCGCCTTCTTCCTACTATGAGGAAGTACAAACTCAAAAAGATTAGCGCCAGGCTCAACAGGTTCGATCGTCAAACGACGAACTGGCAGGTCTCCTAAATTAAATTCATGAGGCGACTTTGTGCCACACTCATTACACTCAATTTCAGCCTTATAGTCAGGTCCGTAACCCGTAATGCGAATCGCAACCATCAACGCGTTGCGATCACCACCAAGCAACTCGTGGGGATTAATAGAACGATCGACAAGACACGACTTAATTAACTCAGTAATGACTGTTCCCTTCTTGAGAAGCGCTCGCGAAGTCAAAATGTCTTCCTCACGGGCCGTCATTGATCTAATGTCGACAGTGTCCGAATTAAAAAGAGAAGTACCCTGAGGATAAACCTTGCCGGACGATGGAAGCGGCACGGTCTCGAGTGGAATATCCAGACCAAATTCTGCCTTTACTTTATCTGCGGCAGACTGCATCGGCATCCGCGGATCGATGCCAGCGGGAGGATTCGAACCACCCGAAAATACTGCGTTACGTTGTTCACGATCTTCTGTACTCATTTATTTTTCCTTCTATTGATCTGTTGATAAAGAAAAGCTTGTTTTATATTAAACACTAGTCAAATAGAGTAAATAAACAAACACCGAGTAAATAAACAAACATCAAATTTTTAAGCCAAACTCAACACTTTCCTACAAACTCAAGCTCCCGTGCTCTCCATTATGACATCCTTCACACAAAACAACTCCAGAAACATTCTTCTCAATATGATAACTGGTTACCCACTCGGCAATTAAATGCTTTTTCTCGATAAAAAATTATGAGTTTTTTCTGTCCACACTTCAAATTTAAATCCATTTTCATTTGCAAATCTTTCAGCTGATTGAAATTTTGCAATATTCTTTTCGTGGATAACGTGGCAGCTTGGTTTAAATTCTACGATGAGCTTTGTTCCATTTTCATACTCTATCAAGCAATCGATGATATAATGTCTAATTTTTCCGTCAAAAGAATATTCAATGTTGTAAGGCTCAAAAGTATATGAAATAACATTTTCATTTGATTCCAAATGAAGAATGGCGTTAAGTTCAAATAACGATCTATAGTAGACGTTCGGGCGAGTTGACTTTTTGTGATTGCTAAAATACCCATGAACTCGAGTGCATTTAGTCAACAACCCATTTTTTATTCTTTCAGCCTGTTCTAAGCTTTGACGTTCTCTATTAATTTCTTCACCCCAGTACGACTTCATGTTCTCTGAGATTTTTTGTTTATGAGATTCTGATTTTAATTTTCCTGTTAAAGATTTAGATATTTTCTCAGATCTTTCAGGTGTATTCATCTTTTCGATGATTGATGCTATTCTTGGATCGTCCTTCGTTAATCCTTTACACCATCCTTGAATTTCGCCATTTTCCCACATTCTTCTTCTGGTCGTGAGACTTTTCTCAAAAGCTTCTTCGTTATGACCCCAGTTATTATTTACTTTCGAAGCATGGCCCCATGCAAATCTGGAATATCCAATCCCCAATCCGTTAAATTTTGTATCACAGCCGCACCCACATTCACAGGTTGGTTTAATTCCTTTTAGTACAACCTGATTATACAAGTCTTCGCTTGAAATACCATGCTTTTTTGAAGCATGAATTCTGAGTGAATTCATGCTTTTAATTTGAAAATCGCATTCAGGACATTTAAACATAAAAACCTCCGTAGCTTAATGCCACAGAGGTAATTATATATCACTTTACAGTTTGGTAAAAGTCTTTTTCTAAAATTGTAGAACGCAATTATCAAAACGGATCGTCATTGAGATTTCCATTGGGCCGCCGTCTTCGTAGGTGACTTCGCCGAAGTTTGCTTCGGTGATGAATGCGCCCTTGATGTCCCAGAGCTCGACGACGGTGCCGACTGGATCGAGGAGTTTGAGCTGAATGTCGCGTTTGTAGAAGTCGGCGTAGCCTGAACGACCGGAGACAGATTCAAAGTGAGTACGAACCCATTCCATGACCTGTTGAGCGCCGGATGGTGCGATTGGGTCATGAAGTGTAATTGGAATTGTACCGAATGTCGTCTTACCTGCAAGGTAACGGCGACTGTTGATGAAAGGAACTTCGACTTCTTCCGTCGTGATTGTTGGACGAGCTGTTGTCTTGATGATGTATGCGTCGATACCCTCAACCATGAGTACCCATCGGTTCTTGCGTTTTGGTTCAAACTTGTTGGGAATCATCGATGTAACGTCTAATGTCTCTGCGGCCATTGTCTTATTCTCCTGTCACCTGTTTTTAAATATCTCAGTCAATTTAAAGTTTGCGTCAATTTTTTTGTCTTTATAATATTCCTCGTAAATTTATCGATTATTACTACGTCTAATTTACGAGGAATATTTTTAGCCTCACTGAACCTGCTGGAGGTTATTCGCCACGACGAAGTCGAGGCTGACGAATTCAATGCTCTTCGTGGGTTGAACGAAGATCTTTCCACGAACGGTGTTGTTCTCGACGTCTGTTTGCGTTGTCGTCGAAGAGTCGATAATGACGCGGAATCTTTCGAGACCGCTGAGTGCCTGAATTCTCTGTAGACGCGGCGTGACTGCGGCAGAGAATCTTGCAAGTGTCGCTTCGCGATTTGGCTCGAAGATGATCGTTTGTGCGATCTCGCGAACCTGACGTCGGATCTCGATAAGAAGACGACGGACGTTAACGCGGTCGAGAGCCGAGGAAGCAAGCTGTAGGGTCTTTTGTCCCCAGACGACCAAGCCAGATGAAGGATTAGTTCCTGACTTCGGCGCGCCGACGAATGCGATGAGCGGATTAAGCCTATCGTTATAGAGAGAATCAAGGTCTTCTTCTCTCAACTTGACACGGCTCTCGAGGGCTTGCTGTGGTAGAGCACCACGAGCGAAACCTGCAGGAGCGAACCAAGGATGTCCTACAGCATCATTTAGAGCCAAGGCTCCAAGGACAAGGACAGATGGAGGCACAAATACGTTGTTACCATCCGGTGCCGCGTAGAGGACGTCGGGGAAGTACGCCGCGGCGAAAGAAGAGTCTAGGCTACGATCGCGGAAAGAATTTAAGGTTTGCGAGACGGAGACGATTTGATTATCCGTCCTAGCCTCATATTCTGCGTCGGTACCGTCTTCGACGTATTGCTCGATATCCATGATGTAAAGAGCGTCGAATCTTTCTTCAACAGCGACCGTAGTATAGTCACTAATGATTGGATGACGAACGCCCGGGATTGCGAGAAGTTGTACGTCAATGTTCGTCGTATTCTTCATGATATCGACTGCCTTTGTATAGGCCTTGACGTTCGGACCGTCGCTGAGGAGACGATCGTTACCATAGATCATGTCGGAAGAAACCGCGTTGTTAGACAATTTGGCTTCGTCGGCGTCGAAGACGTTAACGCCATCGAAACCACCTTGTAGGAACATGGTGAACTTGGCGTATCTTCTATTTGTCGTCTCGTTCAAGTCGGAAACCTGAAGTGCTCTAGTCTTGCTAGTTTCATCGGCAGCGATCACTCCGTTTCTAACATAAACCGCCTGCTTCCACGCGAGAGAATCAGCTCTCGTGTTTGAGCCTGTAACGATCTGAACATGTTCGAGCGAGAAGAAGTTGTTGCAGAATCTATCTGAATCAAGTATGCCATTCGTAGCGGTGTCTGCGGCTCCTGCATTGTCACCAACCATGACAGGCATTGCCACTGTAGCGAAGTCAGGCAAATACTTAGCAAAAGCTTCCAGCGACTTGTTCGCCATGACAGAGGCGTTTGGCTTTGCTGCAAGTTCGATATGCTCGAATTGCGCGCCCCAATAGAAGTTAACGTTAGATATTTCAGTCGCGCTGCCAATAGCACCGTCGGTAACTTTTTTGCGGAATGGCAATGGAGGTACAGTCATTTTGCGCAATACGTTTCTATCAAGTGAGCCGCCTGTTGGTCCTGTTTTATTTTGCGTCACGACAGGAAGTTGTGGGAATACTGCGGAACCAGAAGTCACAAGGTGGGCGATGCCCCTATATCCCATGGGTAAAGCAGTCGGATCGACGAAACCATTCACGATGTCTTCAGCAACTTCGACCCTAATGTAGTTAGAGCGATTTGGGTAGCTTCCTTCGATTACGATCTTTTGTTCTTCGATGTTACGATCGAAATCGTAATAGGCGTTGAAGTCACCAACGACCTTTGCAATATATCTCGAAGACGCTGGATTTAGATCGCACACGAAGCTTTCGCTGCTGGCGATCAACGACTGAGTAGAGTCGGTATCACTCCACCTTCTAACCTTTATTGTGAAGCTGCCATAACGATTGACTGGGTCGATCGATGGTGTAATATTTTCGATAGAGATTTTGTAAAGATTAGACACGTTCGCGCCTGCGTCGAGCGCGTGGAGTTTGAAGAGATTAACAGGCTTACCACCAAACTTTTGAGAAACGATCCAGGGAGACTTAGCTGACCCAAATCTATCTTCAAAGTTTTCGTAGTTCGGTACTGTCGACGACGACGCGTTGCGACCTAAGGACGAAGTAACAAGAAACGCCGAATTTTCGACGCCTGTTTTACCGTAATAAGCTGCACCACCGGCGTCAGCACCGTGAGACGCAGAAAGGATGCCTGCGCCAGTTACTTCTGCAACTACTGGATGAATATCCCAGTGAGTGTACAGATAATGTCCTGCCTCTTGTAACTTGAAAGGATCCCTGTTTAGAACATTCGCGAAGTAGTTGTTCGCTGTCGGATCGAACGAAGCCGTCAAAAAGTTGGGATGATTTTCGTCTATGCCCTTATGTCCGTTCAAGAGAAGAACGAATTCTTGCTTTTCGATCGTGCCGTCCATCAAAGCGACCGTACCGAAGATCGTGCCCTTGGGGTTCGCAGTTAGCGAACCGACTTGACTAGAGGCAGGCGCGGTCGAGGAGCCAACACCCGTGAGAGAAGAGGAGAGTCGTAATAGAACGCCAGATGCTGCCATTAAAATACCGCGAACAATAGGCGCTGATATATTTTGGCCAACTTTTTGAAGTCCTGCATCGCTAAGATATGTAGATCCGACGGATTCCGACATGTAGCAACCGAGGAAATATGTTCTTCCAAGTTGGCCATTGTCGTTAGCGTATATATTTTTATCTAACTTACCGACTGTACCGCTGGGTTGTTGTTCGCCGACGACGAAGCCCGAATTTGTTACAGAACCAGGATAGGAATCAGAGACGCCTTGTCTCTCTAATCCGTCACCAACTCCGAGGACGCGGAGATACGTAACTGATCTAGCGTTTCTTAACCACTCTAAAACCGCGATAGGACCGAAGTGTTTGCTGTCGACAGTTCCAAACTTCGCTTGAAAATCAGAGAGCGTACCAACGAGGATTGGAACGAAAGCCGGACCTTTCTTCGCTGTACCTATGATACCCGCCGGAACGCCAACGGGAGATTGAGTGAGTGGACCCGAAACGTCTATTTCATTTACCGTTACGCCTGCTGCGCCTAGTTTTAGCTGTGCCATCTACGATGCTCCATTCTAGCTGCTAAGTTAACTATATAGTTCACGTCGAATTTCTCACACGAACTGGACGCCCGCGTTCGTTATGATAAAGTCGATTGCGATGTATTCGATCGATCTCGTCGGGACGATTACGATTCGTCCGTTGAGGCGATTTAGATCGATATCTTCTTGAGTGTTATTGGTCTCGTTCATGACGACCTGGAAGCCTTCGAGGCCCGCCTGCGTCTGAATTAAACCGAGTTGAAATACCGAGTCGGATACGAAACGATTACGAACCGCGGGGGTGTTCTGTTCGAATACGAGACGGTTTGCGATGCCGATGATAATTCTCTTTACTTCAAGGAGAAGACGACGAACGTTAACACGGTCGAGGGCCGACTTCTTGATCTGCAACGTCTTTTGACCGAAGATTACGAATCCGAGGCGAGGGAACGTTGCGATTGGATTGATACGAGAATCATAGAGCGCGTCTCTGTCGGAGACGTTCAATCTAACCGATACGTTCTTGACGAAGTCTAAAGCAGCGCGGTTGAAACCGGCCGGGGCAAACCAGGGATAAGACACGCGGTCATTAAAGCCGAGCGCTCCAAGGGCTGCAACCGAGGCAGGAACCTTGATTCTTCGAGAATTCGACGCATCATCGATAAAGACGTCGGGGAAATATGTCGACACATAATTGTTGTCGATTGACCTTGCGTTGAAGGACGTAATTGTTTCTTGAACGCTAGGCTTGACGGTTGAATCATCATACAAACGATATCCATCATCGCTGTAGGAAGGTATGTCCACCAAGTGAAGTGCTAAACCGTAATCCTTAACCTTCTTAGATGCAAGATCGCTGATGTATGGTTCACGAATGCCAGGAATCGAGAGGATGTTGATTCCAACCGAGTAAGGATCAGTCATGATATCAACGGCGGTATTATACGAAGCAACGCCGTTATTATCTTTACCTGTTCCGTTGACGGCAGAGCCGAAGCCAGAAGCGACATAGCTCGTTGCGGCGCCGCCGACCGAAAGAGAATCTGCGTCGAAAGAAACAGATTTATCGTTCAATCTACGGGCGTCGCGATCTAAGTAGTTGAGACCATCGAATCCGCCATACATGAACGTCGTGAACTTAGCGAACTGCGAGAACTTATTGAAGCTATTCGCTGACGTTTTTGCAAGGAGAGTCGCCAAAGTAACGCGACCTTGAACGACGCCGTCGCTAACAGTATAATCGTTGGTATCTGGTACTGCATTTCTAATATAGGCTGCTTCTTTCATGTGCGCCGAAGCCGAGCCAGTGACGTCGGTCAATAATGTATTTCCTAGCGCAACCTTAGCCAATGTAAACTTGTTGCTGTTGAATGAATCTACACTCGAGCCTGTGTGAAGAACGTCGAGTTTTTCAATTCCCATGAACTTTGTTAAAGAACCCAGGAGATTATTCTTTTCAGATATTACGTTGGAGTTTAGAACCTCGTTATCTAGTGTAGAAGCATTGCGCTCGAATTTAATGCCCCAGTACAGAGAAGAAAGAGTAACTTCCTTGGGTCCTGGCGAGCCTGCCTTCGCGTTGGTGGTAGAGATTTCGCCACGAGTCACCTTATATCGATAAGGAACTGGTGGAAGAACCGCTCCTGCAAGGTTCGTGTCAGTAATTCCTGCACCACCTAATCGATCTGCGCCTGGTATCTTGGAAGCCAAGGCATTATTAGAAGAATTCGTCTTCAATAGAGACGGACCATGGAAACCGAATGGTAGGGAATTTTCTGGAACAAGTTTTTTGTCGACCATGTCTGCTATGACAACCCTAACGTACGTTGACTTGTTCGAATATTTGCCAGACGCAACTAATCGTCGCTCGCGGGGGTCGACTGCGTCGAAGTGGAAAGACACCTTACGATCGCCGATTAATTTGGCGATGTAATTATCAGAATCGGGGTCAAGCGTGCAATTCGTAAATTGCTCGAGAATGACTGGTGTGATATCGCTATCGTTCCAGTCTCTGATCTGAACATTGAAGGTACCATACTTGTTCGTCGCATCGGGTGAAGCTTTGACGTTCGAGATAGAGATCTTGTAAAGTTGATTTGCAAATTCGCCATCGTCCAAAGACTCGAACTTGAAAAGATCATATTCTGTCTTACCGAATGGTTGAGAAATGAACATCGGCGTTTGTGGGGCCTTGTATCGCGTATTATAAGCGCCAAAAGCTTCACGATGGGTCAAGCTAGGATCGCCAGAAGAAGAATTGGTAACAGCAGATCCAGACAGCATCGCCACATAACCGTTTTCAGAAACCTCGGCTACCTGCGCATCAACTGCAAAATCTGCGGCTAAATAATGTTGACTAGAATAAAACTTATCAGGATCGGTATTGAGAACCTTGGCAAAATAATCATCGGCAGTAGGATCAAAAGATGCTGTTAAAAGTCTGATTCCTGGCTTGCCTTCGTCGTTGGAAAAAGACGATCCTAACGATGAAGAAATAAGAATCTTGATTTTAGGCTTACCGGTGCCGATGGTGCACGCGTGCGCTTCATCATCAAGCGCTGCAATTGATGGTGCGGCCGGGACAGATTCGTTACCGTCCAATACGAAGAGACGAGCGGTATTAGGTACCATCAGCGCGCCACGAATTAAGTTAACTTCGCTACCAGCGGTAACACCAGGAAATGTATCGTTATCGCTAAACATCGGCATACCATACGCTTCATTCGCGGTGAGCGTATGTTGAGCCGCGATGAATTGGACAACCTTAGTGTGACGAGCATCGGCTACGGCAGCGGTGCCAGGAAGGGAAAAACCTGCATTTCTTACGGTGCCCTTTGTCAATGTGTCATCGAAATCGCTAAATGAAGAATTAGCACCAGCTCCAAGTACTCTCAAGTACGTTAAAGAAGTACGATTCTTCAAAAATTCGTTTACGGCGTAGGGACCGAAATATTTCGGATCCAAATTGCCGAATGTAGATGCGAATTCTCCGAAATTAGCAAACGTGACCGGGACGAACGCGGGGCCTTTTTGAGCAGGGCCAATTACGCCTGCGGGAGTTCCGACTGGACCTCCAACCACTGGCGCTGAAAGATCAATTTCTCGTTCGTAAAAATTGGGAGATCTAAAAACTTGCTCGGGCATTACCATTCTCCTTCACTGTCGAATTTAGTAATTCAAGCAATAAGTATCTTGTAAACGGCGTCAATTCCATTCAAGCCTAAAATTTAATTCATTCTATCTTGCTTGTGGGTATAACTTCTATACCAGCACCAGCAATATTTGTTGGCGAATAAACTGTTTCACCTGTAGAAGGATTTTTACTAACGACCTTCATGTATTTGGTTTCAGACCCCATGGTAACTTCAATTGCGCTATTAGAAGTGTTGGGATATTTCGGCAAAGACGTTTTTGTATAAACGGATGGAGTTACTCCTCTTGCGTTCGCCGCGGCGGCAGGGTCAGTAGACGTCGGCGCTGCAGATATTAGCGCTGTACCATCGACCTCGGGGTTTAAAACAGTTGGTCTAACTTCGGGATTAGATGTTTGTATCTTTCCTCTAAGCGGTGTTATTGAACTTCCCGCTCTTCTTTGGTCTGGTCGCGAATTCGGTTGATCGGACAGGGGCAATGTAGGATCATCATTGCCGATCGAAAAATTATCGTAGAAATCTTCAGACGCATCAGGTGTAGGATCAGGCAATCCCTTTTGCGTTAGCGTAAACTGAATGATGGGAGAAGAAACGTATTTTTTAACAGGTATAGGTACACCAGGAGCAGAAGAGATCCAAAAATAAGCAGGAATTTTTACGGTAAAAGAACACTTAATAAATCTTTCCGCCGATGACATATCGTCAAAATTTGTCTCTACGTCAAATGCGCCACCGTCGATTGAGGCGACGAACCAATAACCTTTACTCGTTGTAACCTTCCAAGATTGAGCCTGCGGAAGAAAAGAAGCGATCATTTTTTCTATGATTTGGTTCATGTGCTGCGTATATTGTGTCCATACCGTAATCTGGTACATCGAAGTGTAGAACTGCGGTGAAGGGACAACTACTGTTTCGTATATATTGTTCCCTATGTTGCTGGCTAACAACGCTCCGCGACGAGCGTTCAAGGTCGCCTCTGACTCTCCAACTTTACGATTAGTAATACTTTGACTGTCGATTATCGGGTCGCCTGGATTAACGGAAACATTCTGTTGGGAGGTAATAAACGTTTTATTCAAAAGATTTTGGTAGTTCCTGTCGGAGGCGTCCAGTCTTCTTCTAACTACTAATTCACCAGTCTGTTGGTTGATTCCTCTACCGGCGATATCTTCGAATCCCTGGCTTAGACCCGTTCGCATTATCGTAATAATTGGTAGAATCAAGGTATTGGTTTTATCGCGAATGGGTATACCTCGTTTTAAGAGCGCCCACTTTTCACCAGCTGCAAAAATTACAGGTACTTTTTTTAGATCGGCTGTATCTTGTCCGCCCACCATCGGTTGGATCTCTTTATCGAAGAGGTTGAATAGCGCCACGTCGACATCTTCAATACCGCAAGACGGTATCACAAGATTCGACTTAAGACCCGTATCGTAACCAGACTTTACGCCAGAAACGCCATTATTGATTTGATCTACGGCACTAAATCGGGTCGTCATATTCAATCCTCGTCGTAAAATGCTGAACCATCGTTAAAATTAGAACCCGTATTCTTCTCGCCATCTCCCTTTGGAGAAACTTCTTTAGGTCCTGTCAGCGGTGGATCAAGTACTTCGTTCTTGACAAGATCTCTGACGTCGCCTGTGGGATTACCGTCTTGATCAAAGGCTTGTCCTCGTTGTTGAATGAACGTATCTTGTACGGCGTTAGGGTCAGTGTAACTGATGTCAGTCGGACCGATGAGTGGCGCCGTAAAGAGACCCTCACGAGACTTGACACCGACTAGCTTAACACCATCTTTGTGCTCTGGCATACCATAAA